GCGTATAACATCATGTGGTGTGGTAGAGTGGCATCATGCCTAAATCCCCCGAGAAACCCCACGGCAACACAAAGTTCACGGCCGAGGCCCGTAAACAGTACCTAGACCATTTGCGTCGTGGGAACCTGAAGTTCGAGGCGGCCCGCAAGGTGGGGGTGTCTTACCGTACGGTTGAGCGTCGTAGGGCTGACGATGACGAGTTTAGGGCTGAGGAGTCTCGGGCGTTGGCGGAGGCCCGGGAGGGCGTTGAGAAGGTGTTGAGGGATATGGCGTTGGAGGGGGATTTGGGGGCGATCAAGTTGTGGTTGCAGGCGCATGACCGGTCGACGTATGGGGAGAAGAAGCAGGTTGAGATTGATGCTACGCCGGATGCGTTGGCGTTGGGGCAGGCGGAGGCGTTGGCTCGGGTTGCGGAGTTGCAGGCTGAGTTGGCGCGGCGGACAGCCCGGTTGAGTGCGGATGATGTTATTGATGTTGAGGTGAGGGAGATTTCTGGTGAGTGATTCTGAGCGGGGTCATAGGTATCGGTTTGGGTTTTCGTCTGCTGGGGCGTGTTCTTTGTGTGGTTCGTCTGCGCATTGGACGTTGCATTGTCCGGAGCGGGTGAAGGTTGAGGGTGATGGACCCAGCAGCTAGGGCGTCTATTCTTGCTATTCCGGAGGAGCATTTGGCGGTTGCTAAGCCGGAGGAGGTGGCGTTGTATGCGCGTGCGTTGGAGTTGCATGGGCAGTTGTTGTCTCCGTTGGATTATGCGGAGTCGGTGTCTGGCGCTAAGCGGTATGCGCATGTTGCGTTGTTGAATGTTTGGTTGATGGCGTTGTTGGAGGGGCGGCTTTATTTTGATGGGCCGGGTCCTACGGCGGTTCCTTCTGCGGATGGGGAGGTTGATGAGGAGGGGCGTCCTATTCTGGTGCATCCGGTTCGGGGTGATCGTCCTGTGTTCAATTTGGGGATTTCTATGCCGCCTCGGCATGGGAAGTCTTTTTTGGTTTCGGAGCATTTGCCTGCGTGGTTTTTGTCTAATTATCCGGAGTACGGGTGTTTGTTGGCGTCGTATGAGGCGACGTTTGCTGCGTCTTGGGGTGGCAAGGTTCGGGATCATATTTGTGATCATCCGGAGTTTGGTATTGAGGTGACGGGCGGGAAGGCTGCGTCTAAGATGCAGTTTGATGTTGAGGGTCATAGGGGGATGATGAAGTGTGCGGGTGCGGGTGGCCCGTTGACTGGTTCGGGTGGTCATTTGATTGTTGTTGATGATCCGATCAAGAACTCTGAGCAGGCGATGTCTCAGATTGAGCGGGATAAGTTGTTGGATTGGTGGCATTCGACGTTGTTTACTCGGCGGGAGCCGTGGGCGGATGGTTCGCCGGGGCGGGTGGTGTTGATGTCTACTCGTTGGCATGAGCAGGATTTGCATGGGCAGCTGGTGCCGGAGGAGCCTGCGTTTGGTGATCGGTGGGCTGTGTTGAATTTGCCGGCGTTGGCGGTGGAGGATCGGCCGTGTCCGTTGGGGCGGGCTCCGGGTGAGGCGTTGTGTCCGGCCCGGTTTTCTGCTGCGGAGTTGCGGGAGACTCGGGATAATTCGGCGGAGGGTAAGGTTTGGTTTGAGGCTTTGTATCAGGGGAATCCGTCTCTTGATGAGGGCAACATCATCAAACGTCCGTTCGTGTACTACGAGTTGTCTGGCGGTATTTATACTTCTACGGATGAGCATGGTGCGGTGCAGCATGTTGAGGAGTCGGAGTGTTACCGGTTTGCGACGTTGGATGTTGCGGGTACGGACACGAAACGCAGCGACTATACGGTGTTGTTGGTGATGGATATTTCTAAAGAGAACCCTCGACGTGCGTTTGTTAGGGCGATTGAGCGGGAGCGGATTACGACTGAGCATCACGAGAAGTTGGTGTTGGATTGGTATAAGAAGTACGATTTGCAGGCGTTGCATGTTGAGGATCGGACGTTTGGCACGAACCTGATTAGGCGTATCACGGGTGCGCCGGGGGTGGTTGTTCAGAAGTTGAAGGCGGATACGTCTAAGATTATTCGGGCGTTGCCTGTGCAGTATGAGATCATCAACGGGTTGTTGTTGTTTCCTAAGGATGCGGAGTGGCTGCGCGAGTTTGAGGCGGAGTTGACGAAGTTTCCGAACACGACGCATGATGATCAGGTGGATGCGTTGGGGTATGCGGTGCAGGTGTGGAAGTCGTTGCCGGCGTGGGTGGAGCGGCGTCGTGATCCGGTTACTCCGGAGGAGCGGGCGCAGGCGCACATTGCGGAGTTGGCTGGCCGGAACCGGAAGGGCCGTCGGCGTGTGCCGGGCATCGGCCGTTGGTGATATGATTACGGAAACCCCCGAGCGCACTGGAGGCGCATGATGGCTACACCCAACTATGATCATATTCCGAACGAGGTGGAGTGGTCTCTGATCCCGGACTACACTCCGATCGATAACGAGGGCACGCACACGTGCGCTATGACTGGGTTCAAGAAACGTCCCGGCGAGTCTGTGTATCGGGGGCAGCAGGTTGACGAGTGGTTCGGTCATTTCACGATCGGGCAGGATTCGGCTGAGCAGCTTGCCAGCCTGATTGGTTGGATCGATCCGGACACGTTGGTGATGACCCCTGACGAAATGTTGGAGGCCGAGGTGTTGGAGTTGCGGGGCCGGGTCGCTGAGCTGGAATCTCAGTTGGCTGCTGTTCGGGAGATGGCTCGATGATGGCTGCGGCGGTTACTGCGCTGGCGGCGGTGTGCGTGTTGCAGGCCGGGTTGAGTTATTTGTTGTCGTTGCGGTTTCTGCGTGAGTTGAAAGATTCGCATGCTGCGGCGTTGCAGGCGTCCGGGGAGGGCGACGCTCGCCGTGCTCTGATCAAGTCTGACGTTGAGGAACGGGCCCGGGAGTCGTTGAAGTTGCAGGCAGAAATGATGGAATCGGGCGGCGTGTTCCCCGACCCGAAACGTCCGGCAAAACCTGTCGGCGTATGATGATAGACTGGTTCAATGGCTGGCGCTGATTCTTCTTCTAACACGTTCGAGTCTAATCAGGGAGTGAACGCTACTGCTGCTGATGCGGCGGTCGTTCAGGATTTGTATTGGAAAGCTACGCAGGGTATGCGCACCGAGTTGCGTGACTACTGGTTGAACACTGCGTTCCTGTCCGGGTATCAGTGGCTGTTTTTCTCGGAGGCGTCGGGCCGGCTGGATCAGTTGCCGGAGGACCCGGAGCGTGTGCAGGCGACGGTGAACCGGCTGGCGCCGAACACTCGAACGATTATTTCTACGTTGATGCAACGGGAACTGGTGTTTGAGGTTCCGCCGTCGGCTGCGGACGATAGTCATGTGCGTGGCGCTCGTCTTGCGGAAACGATTTGCCGTGCTGTTGCTCACGACCATAACTGGGAGGAGCTGCGGGAGAACGCTTTGGCGGCGGTGTGGGCTGGCGGCACGGCCGCTATCTGTGTTGATTGGGACCCGGACGCTGACGAGATTTTGTCTGACGACGCTAAGGGTTCGGCGTTGGGTAAGGGCGACACCTACGAGGAACATCTGAACATTAGCCAGTTTGTTGTGGAGCCGGGGTGCCGTTACCCGGAGAAGGCCCGGTATTGGATAAAGGCTGTCGGGTTGCCGCCTCAGCAAGTGAAGGACATGTTTGATTTGGAGGATGAGCCGCCGTCGGATGCGACGGCCGGGCTTGCCCCGTTCCAACGCAAGTTGATGTCTTATGATCGGGGCGGCGATCAGAACATTTCGGACATGACGTTGGTGTTGACGTATTATGAACGCCCGAACCCGTCGTGCCCGGAGGGCAAGGTTTGTACGGTCGTTGACGATAAGGTCGTGTTCGAGGCGGAGTGGCCGTTTCCGTTTACGGACCGGTTGAATCTGGTTGTGATGCGGGAGACGCTGCGTGAGGGGCGTTGGACGGGCGAGACGGTGTTGACGCAGGCCCGCCCGTTGCAGACGTTGTTCAACGTTAGCTGGTCGTCTATTGCTGAGCACATGAAGCTGGCGGGCAACGCCCGTCTGCTGGTGCCGTATTCGTCTATTGAGATGATGGATAACTTGACGGATCTGCCCGGCGAGATGGTGCCGTACAACGATTCGTTGCCGGTGAAACCAGATTATTTGTCTCCGCCTCAGATGCCGGGCTGGTGGATTCAGCAACCGGACCGGATCGCTGAACAGATCGACGACATCATGGGGGTGCATGACATTTCTCGTGGGTCGGCTCCGGCGAACATCGAGTCGGGGTTTGGGTTGACGATTCTTGCTGAGAAAGATTCGACTCCGATCGGCCGGTTGACGAAAGAAACCGGTAGGGCGTTTGGCCGGTTGGCGTCGATGGTGTTGGCGATTTACGAAGACAAAACGAAGGCGATGAAAACGTCGCGCCGGTCGACGGTGCGTATCCCCGGTAACGCTCCGATCGATGTTCAGTGGAACGGTAAGGACCTGCGGGGGCAGACGACTGCGATTGTCCCTGAGGAGGCTATTATGCCTCGGTCTCGTGCGGCTGCGATGGAGTTCGCTAAGGACATGTTGATGACGTACGGGCCGGAGCAGATCACGCCGGCGACGTTTATTGCGTTGGCGGAGTTGCCGAACGGACGGGATTTGTTGTCGGTTACTTCTCCGGACGTTGACCGTGCCCGACGGGAGAACGCCCATTTCGGGTTGGGTCGCCAGTCGATTCCGTACGCTTGGGATAATCATAAGGTTCACATTGAGGAGCACAACAAGTTCCGTAAGACCGTGGACTATGAGATGTTGTCCGATGAGGACAAGGAGATGATTGCGGAGCACATTCAGGCGCACGCTACGATGTCTGCCCGTGAGATCGGCGATGCCCGGATGCGCACGAACCTTGACCCGGCGTTGGGTGAGGCCGCCACTCCGGAGGAGGGGCCTGTGTTGCCTCCGTTGGAGCCGACGGGTATGCCGTCTCAGCAGCCCGCTCCGGGGCAGGTAGGTTTGCCTGCGGCGGCGCAGGGCGCTTTGGATAGTATGGGAATGCCGGGCCCGACCCCTGAGGCTGCGGCTTCGGATATTATGAGTCTTATGCAGCAGATGGGCGGAGCCTGATCTGCTAGCATGTTGCTAGTCCCCTAGAGAACCCCGGAGGTTCCTAATGTCAGATACACCACCACCCGAAGCTGCGGCCCGTGCCGCTGCGGAAGCTGCTGCTGCGGCTCCACCGCCGGAGGCCCCGGCGGAACCGGAGGAGATCGAGGATCTCCCGGAGGATACGGACACGTTTGACCGTTCGTATGTTGAGAAGCTGCGGTCCGAGGCAGCGAAGTGGCGTACACGTACCCGTGAGTTCGAGTCGAACTTTGAGGGCTATTCGGATGCTGAGCGTTCAGAGTTTCTGCGGCTGGCGTCCATGTTGAATGATCCTAATAAACAATCCGACGCTTTGGAGCAGTTCCGTGGCGTCACTAATCGCCTAGCAAATCAGCTAGGTCAGGAGGCATTTCCCGTGCAAGAAGAGACCCCCGAACCGACTGCTGATGCAGCCCCGGCGGCGCTTACGGCAGAGGACGTGAGTCGTCTTGTCGAGGAGCGTCTGGCGGCTGCTGAGCAGCAGCAGCAACAGAAGTCTGAGGTTGAGGCTGCGTTTGCGGAAGCAGAGTCTTTGGCTCCCGGATATTCTGATCCGGC